AATTTCAATGAAAAAGATTTCAGATATCGGCTGTTTGACGCAACTGACGAGTCATTACATTGGTTCTTTACGCGGGCGCGTAGACGCGCATAAAGAGAAGGAGTGTTTTGTACCGTCAAAAGCGTCAGACCCATTGTCAAAACCGGACAAGTCCGTTTTTGACTTCCCAGCGGCGCATCGGAATATTTCGTTTGGAGGGCAGGTATGAAGATCCCTCCAGCACGTTACCCATCGCCCCTTGGGCGCATGCAGGCCGCTCCCATGGATGTCGAGGCCGCAAAGCGCCAGGGGTGGCGCGAGCAGCACATCCTGGTCGTCTCCCATGATGACGAGCGGCTTGACTTCTTGGAGCGCCAGCTCATTCGCAGCATTGGCGAGAGGCTCTATGGTCAGGGCCATGGTCCGAGTCATGGTCATGCCCATAGTTACTCCCAACCCAAGGGAGGTGGCCATGGATGAAGTCTGGACAGTCGAAGCGGTGGCTGAGCGTTTTGTCGATGCTGCCAGAACCGCCAGGCGTTTGCCACGTGTGGCGGTGCAGGGTTACGCCAGCACCTGGCCCATCGTGATCTTGCCAAACGACACCTACCCAGATCCGCACAGGGTGTATCGCATGGCACCTCCATCCCCACAGGATGTGGAGCGCATGCTCGAAGTCATGCGCTGGGTACAGATGCTTGAACTCGATGAGCGGCACCTAGTGTGGATGCGGGCCAAGCGTTTTGACTGGGTGGAGATCAGCAAGCGCTTTGCTTGTGACCGCACTTCGGCGTGGAGACGCTGGAAGAGGGACATGCAAGTGGTGGCCGATCTGCTCAACAGGCAGGCAGCACAACCGAAACGGTGAGGATTCGAACCAGAGAGGAAATTAGCGTGTTTTGGCGTGCATGCGCGGCGCAATTCAAACTGAAAAGTGAATGCGCGGTTTTTGGGGCCAAAACACGCTGCAACATTTGGGCGATTTGCCGCTACATTTTCATCTACGGTCGACAAAGGTGTGTGTGCAGCAACTGCACCAAACCCGACTTATCGCAAGACGACGATTTCCCCAGAGGCCTCGTACTCCGCCAGCTTTTCCAGCGGCAGGTACACAGTTGGTTTTTCTTCGCGAAGAACCTCAAGCCGACCATCAACCTCCGACCCCACTCGGTATACCCCAGCAGTTAACGGCACAAAGCCTGTTTCTGCACTGGTCGTTTCATTTGAACTTTTGCGGGCCAAAACCCCGCGAACTATTTTGATTTGCACTGCAAGACATTCTCGTTTTGCGGCCAATTTTACCGGTCACCCCCATGAATCATCCTGAGATCCGAATGGTCCCAGTGGACGCACTCGTCCCGTATGCACGCAACGCCCGAACCCACAGCGATGCCCAAGTGGCCCAGATCGCGGCCTCCATTACCGAGTTCGGCTGGACCAACCCGATCCTCACGGACGGTGCCAAGGGCCTGATCGCGGGTCACGGCCGTTTGATGGCAGCGCGCAAGCTGGGACTCAAGGAAGTTCCAGTCATTGAGCTCGGGCACCTCACTCCCGAGCAGAAGAAGGCCTACATCCTGGCCGATAACCGTCTGGCCGAGAACGCGGGCTGGGACGATGAGCTCCTGAAACTCGAGTTGGCTGAACTCAAAGCGGCCGACTTTGATCTTGACCTGATGGGCTTTACCGACAAGCAGCTCGAAGAGCTTCTGAACGGGGACGAATCAGGCGGTGGTTTGACTGAAGATGACGCAATCCCAGAAGCACCAGTAGACCCGGTATCCAGACCTGGGGACTTGTGGATTCTCGGCAACCACCGCCTCCTTTGTGGTGACTCCACCGTCTTGTCGGATGTGGAGCGCCTCATGGGCGGTCAACTGGCCGACATGGCCTTCACCGACCCACCCTACAACGTGGACTACGGCAACAGTGCCAAGGACAAGATGCGTGGCAAAGACCGGCGCATCATGAATGACGATCTGGGTGAGGGGTTCTTCCAGTTCCTCTATGACGCCTGTCTGAACCTGCTCGTGGTCACCAAGGGCGCCTGCTACGTGTGCATGAGCTCATCTGAGCTGCACACCCTGCAAAAGGCCTGGATCAAAGCGGGCGGCAAATGGTCCACCTTCATCATCTGGTCCAAGAACACCTTCACGCTTGGGCGCGCGGATTACCAGCGCCAGTACGAACCTATCCTGTACGGATGGAAACAGGGCTCGGATCACTTCTGGTGCGGGGACCGCGACCAGTCGGACATCTGGAACTACAACAAGCCCCGGGTCAATGACTTGCACCCGACCATGAAACCGGTCGAACTGGTCGAGCGGGCCATCAAGAATTCATCGAAGAGCCGGGACATCGTGTTGGACCTGTTTGGCGGCTCTGGCACCACCCTGATCGCCAGTGAAAAGACTGGCCGTCACGCCCGTCTCATTGAACTCGATCCCAAGTTCGTGGATGTGATCATCAAGCGCTGGGAGGACTACACCGGTCAGCAGGCGGTGCGCGAAGACGACGGCCTGAAATTTTCTGAGGCCAGCGATACGGCGCTTCCCGATCCAGCAGCTCAATGAGGGTGGTCGACATAGGCTTGCGTCAAAATCATGGGTAAGTCCAAACCATGAACTCAGACCGGCATGTTCAGCCTTCACTGCACCAAGAAGCTTCTCGATCGTATCAAGCCAGAGCTTGAAGCGCCTCGGGCCGGTACAACACGCCTTGGCAACTGGTATGCCACGGCGCTGTTTTGGAAGCCTCAGATGGCGCTTGTGGTCAATGAGAGAACGCTTTTGCCTGTGCTGTTGCCATTGGCACCGGCTGCAACGCTTGCGCAGAGATTCCCGATTGCGCTGCGAGAAGTACTGCGAGCACTCGACATGCCAGCCGAATTCATTGATTCAGAAATCAGTGGCATGGGTGAGGTGGTCTATGCCAAGACTGCCAACCGCAGTGTTTTAGGTGTGATGAACGAGTTCGTGTTTCTGGCAGAGGGATACCGCGACCAGGATGAATCAATCGATTCGGTTGGGTTGTCACTGAGGTTGGCAGGTACGCCCTGTGGCCCGCTCTACAAAGGTGCGGTCTTTCCGGACAAGGCTCTGCGTGAGCTGGTTGATGGCGGAGCGATTCACTAACTTTCTCCTGCAGAAAATCGGTTCAGCTTCTCCTTAGTTATCCGAGAAATTCGGGTACAGGTCGCCACTGCTGATGTCTGCCGTGTACGTGAGCTTGTCAAATTCGCCTCGCTCATCGGCCAGGTACACGCCACCGACCGACTGGATCGCGACGCCGTATTTACGGGTGAGAGCGGTCAGCTCGGCAATGAAGCGGTCGTAATTTTGTTCGGTCTGCGTTGTGGTGTTGGGGGCTGCCATTTGGGTCTCCTTGTTGCGATGTCTGTATGAACGCTCTACTTGGGGATTAAGTAAAGCGATTCATCAAATATTTTTGATCTGTCGCTAATCTGAGACTGATCAGCCAAGGCGTGCGCAATAGCGACCGTAGTTCGATCCAGAGGGATCGATGAAGAGGTAAGGGCGACCGGGTGCATGCACTTCGACGCACAGCCTGCCATCTCCGTAATAGCCGCCCTTGCCATTGAGCCAGTCGCGAGACTGGAGCAAGTTCATCGCAAAGCTGTCGAATTCTGCTGGTTCCATCTCGCGGGTCTCGGTGATGTAGACGGTGCAGTCTTCGCTGCCAGAGATCTCGCTCATGGTGGCGGGCTTGCGGCCAAAGGGCAGGCGGATGCCGAGCTCTTCGACTTGCATGTCCTTGCCATCGAACTGGATGGTCAGAGGCTTGCGTTTAATCGTGATGGTCATGGTTTTCATGTGAGCCTCAGGCAGCTTGATTGGTGATTCGGTAGATCCGGTCTGCACCAGGTTGCTTTTCTGAAGTGATCTCCAGGCCCAACTTCTTCTTGAATGCTCCAGCCATGGCACCTCGCACCGTGTGGACCTGCCAGCCTGTGGCTTCGATCATATGAGGCAGCGTGGCGCCTTCTGCGCGTGTGAGCAGCTCAATCAGCACAGCTTGCTTGGTGCCTTCACGTTTGGCGCGCGGCGCCTGGAACGTGATGCCAATCGCCTGTAGCCCTGTGGCTGTGGCCACGTAAACCGCAGGCTCTGCCGTGCTTGGCTCGATGAGCTCGGCCTTGTGCATCGAGGTGAGCACCTTGATGCGAGCCCCGCCCTTGAGGGTGTCGGGGAAGTTGATCAGTTTCTTTTGGGGATGCTGCGCAGCCGCTTCGAGCAGCGCGCGTTGGGTGTCCGTGAGTTTCATTGTTTGCCTTTCGATGTTGTTGCTGTGTTTTTTCCTGCTTCGATCCCTGCGGCGTAAGCAGCCTCCAGTGCGCTCTTGACGGCCCAGACCGAGACGTCGTGGAAGTCCAGGCGATCGCTGTGTTGTGTCTCCAGCGTTTCGATAAAGAAATGCTTCAGAGCGATCTGCTCCAGCTGCTTGTTCAGGTCCTTGTTTTGTTTCATTGGCTTGGTTCCTTTCGTTTATCCAATGTGATGGATTGACGCTCTGAATCAAGGTGAAGCCAAGTCAATTTTTGAAGCTGTCGCTTATTCCTTGAAAGACGATTGAGATGCCGCGAAGTGCGCCCACTCCATGCCGATACCCAGGTTGCGCACAGGTGCTCAACGTGCCTGGTTACTGCGCCAATCACCAGTCGAAAGTGCATCGTGAGTACGGCCGTGCGCGCAGAGGGTTTGATACGGAGCTGGGCTTCTATCAATCGGCCAGGTGGCGTAACACCCGTGCAGCGGTGTTACGGGATAACCCGCTTTGCTGCAGGTGCCAAGCCAAGGGGCTGTTGCAACCGGCCAAGGTCGTTGACCACATCGTTCCAGTCAAAGAAGGCGGTGAGCGCTTTGAGCGAGCGAACCTGCAGAGCCTGTGCGTGCCCTGTCACAACGCCAAGACCGCCTCAGAGACGGCATCCATGCGCAACTAGGCCCTGTCCTGAGGGGGTAGGGGGGATGAATCTCTACAGACTGCCCTCGAAGATGCGTTGGCTTGCGCAATTTTTTGTGCGTGCAAATTGAACAAGGGGGGGTATCCCCCAAAGCCTGCAGAAAAGGCAGTGCATCAGATGAACATCAAACCAAGCGGGTGATTTATGGGTGGACGCAAGCCACTGCCGACTCAAGTCAAGCAGATCAAAGGGACCTTGCAGCCATGCCGGACCAACTACCACGAGCCCATCCCAGAGGGCTTGCTGGTTGAGCCTCCGGACTACATGCCAGAAGGTGCCAAAGCCGCCTGGCGCTACGCGCTTGAATGTGCCCCGCCCACGCTGATCCGCAAGCTGGACATGTCCGTGCTGGAGATCTGGGCCTGTGCGGCAGATCTCTACCGGCAGGCCCAGGCGGGCATCGGCAAGACGGGACTTCTGGTGAAGGCGCCCCACAGCGGCGTGCCCATGCAGTCGCCGTATCTGGCCATTGCGAACAAGCAGGCCCAAATCATGACCAAAGCTGCGATCGAAATGGGATTCACCCCGGCATCTCGCTCGCGTATCTCCATTCCAAATGAACATCCGGGCGAGGAGCTCGATCTGTGGGAGGACATCGTGGGCTGACCCAAAGGGAAACAGGATGAGCACATACGCTGCGAGCGCCAAACAATATGCTGAGCGCGTTGTCTCTCATGAGATCCTGACCTGCGAGTGGGTCCAGAAAGCCTGCAAACGCCAGCTCGATGACCTGATCCGCTTCAAGCGCAAGAGCAGTCTCTACCAGTTCAATCCGGAACTGCTTGACCGCTATGGCAGACCCTACAGGCCAGCGGATAACCTGTGCGCCTTCATTGAGCGACTACCCCACGTCAAAGGCCCACTGGCCAGCAAGATGATTGTTTTGGAGCCCTGGCAGGTGTTCATCCTGTCCACGGTCTTCGGGTGGGTCAAATCGGACGGCAAGCGCCGCTTCAGGCGCTCCTACATCGAGGTGCCTCGGGGCAACGCCAAGTCCACCCTGTCCTCGGCGGTTGGCCTGTACATGCTGGCAGCCGACCGCGAGGGTGGCGCTGAGGTGTATTCGCTGGCCACCACCCGCGATCAGGCCCGCATCGTCTTTGGCGATGCTCAGACCATGGCGCGTCTGAGTCCGGGTTTTAGGAACCGTTTTGCCGTGAACGTCGGGGCGCACAACATGCATGTGCTCCAGACCGGCTCCAAGTTCGAGGCGCTCTCTGCAGAAGGCTCCACGCTCGACGGCTTGAACATCCACTTCGGCTGCATCGACGAGTTGCACGCCCACAAGACCCGAACGGTCTATGACGTGGTGGAAACCGGTACCGGCAAGCGGGACAACTCACTGCTGTGGGTGATCACCACGGCTGGCAGCAACCGATCGGGCATTTGCTACGAGGTGCGAAGCTTTGTCACCAAGCTGCTCAACCGGGTGTTCGAAGACGACTCCCAGTTCGGAATCATCTACGGGCTCGACGAAGGTGATGACTGGGCCGCCAAGGATTCGCTCATCAAAGCCAACCCCAACTGGGGCATCTCGGTGCGCGAGGAGATCCTGGTGCCCCTGCAGGCCAAGGCCATGCAATTGCCCAGTGCGGTCAACAACTTCAAGACCAAGCACCTCAACGAATGGGTGAGTGCAGACACGGCCTGGATGGACATGCGGTCCTGGGATGCCAGTGCCAACCCCGATCTCGAGCTCGATCAGTTCCTGGGCCAGCCCTGCTGGCTAGGTCTGGATCTGGCCAGCAAGACGGACATTGCCGCGCTCGTCATGGTGTTCGAGCACCCTGACACACCAGACGCATATGCGGTGTTTGGCAAGTACTACCTGCCCGAGGACACGGTCCAGGCGGCGGGCAACAGCCAATACGAGGGCTGGGCCCATACAGGACGCCTCTCGGTGACGCCGGGCAACGTGATCGATTTCAGCTGGATCGAAGCCGATTTGCTGGACATCTCGTCGCGGTTTTCTGTGCAAGCCGTGGCCTTTGACCCGTTCCAGGCCACGCAGTTGTCCACGCGCATGTTGTCTGAGGGCCTGCCCATGATCGAAGTTCGCCCTACGGTGCTGAACTTCAGTGAGCCGATGAAGACGCTCGAGGCCTTAGTCCTGCAAAAGAAGCTCGTTCATGACGGGGACCCGGTGCTGGCCTGGATGGCAAGCAACGTGGTTGCCCACACGGACGTCAAAGACAACATCTATCCAAGGAAGGAAAGACCAGAAAACAAGATAGACGGCATCGTGGCACTGATCATGGCCCTGTCTCGGGCGATCAAACCGGGTGAATCGGTGGTGCTGGGATCCGACTACGAGTTGATGGTGCTCTGACGTCATGGGATTTTTAAACTTCTTTGACCGCTTCAGAGCTTCCAGGATTGGCGTCCAAAGTGATCGATCACCCTGGGGGGACTTCTATTTCGAGCCTGTTTCGGCCCGAAACATCTCGGGCATGCGCGTTTCGGCCGATTCGGCCATGCGCCTGGCTGCGGTCTACGCCTGCGTGCGCATCCTCTCGGAGACCATGGCGTCGCTCCCCCTGGTGGTCTATCGGCCCCGAAAGGACGGAGGCAAGGACCGGGTGACGGACCACTGGCTTTACCAGTTGCTGGGTAAACGGCCCAACCGCTATCAGAACCCATTCGAGTGGCGAGAAATGCTGCAGGGGCATCTGGCTCTGAGGGGGAATGCCTTCTGCCAGATTCTGGCCAACAGCCGGGGGGAGATCACCGAGCTGATCCCGATTCACCCTGACCGGGTGCGCATGGAGCTGCTGTCCTCTGGCGACTACCGCTACCGCATCCGGGATCAGGCAGGCTCCGAGATCGTCCTTCCTCGTGGGGAGGTCTGGCATCTGAGGGGCCTGTCTTCGGATGGGCTGATTGGCCTGAGCCCCATTGATCTCTCGCGAGAAAGCCTGGGTATGGCGCTGGCCGCGCAGGACTACGGGGCTCGGTTCTTCTCCAACGATGCCAAACCCACGGGGGGCTGGATCGAGTTCCCGGGCACCTTCAAGGACCCAGAGGCCAAGCGGGTGTTTCGGGAGTCCTACCAGGCGGCGCAGTCTGGTTCGAACCGGGGCAAGGTCCTGGTGCTTGAAAACGGCATGAAGTTTCACGAGGTGGGCGTCACGAACAAGGACGCTCAGTTCCTGGAGCTGCGCAAGTTCCAAATAACAGACATCGCCCGATTGTTCAGAGTGCCGCCACACATGATTGCGGACCTGGACCGGGCGACGTTCTCCAACATCGAGCAGCAAAGCCTGGAATTCGTCATGCACACCATGACGCCCTGGGCGGAGCGCTGGGAGGCTTCCATTGAAGCGGAGCTTCTGCCTGACGGCGATGCACTGGAGATCGAGTTTGACTTTGCCAACCTCATGCGAGGGGATGCGGCCAGCCGCTCGGCTTATTACCAAAGCGGCATCCAGAACGGCTGGCTCACCCGCAACGAGGCCCGCATCTCAGAAAACCTTAACCCGATCGCAGGGCTCGATCAACCGCTGCGGCCGCTGAACATGGTCGAAGAGGATGACGCAGAGGACGCAGAAATCGAATCTCAGGATTCCAGCACCGACGCCAGTCCTGAACCAGACCAGCAGTTGAGCCTACGCTTGCGAAACCTGGTTGAGTCCAACGCCCAGCGACTGGCTCGTCGCATCTGCAAAAAAGGGGCCCTGGACTCCAACGAAATCAACCTGATCGCCCAGACCTTCAGCCTGCCTCCGTCGGTCGTGCAGGACTGGGCGCAGGGCGCTCCATCACTCGAGGATGAACCGGCGCTGTCCCGGTCCCTCATCCATTTGGGAATACACACATGAACAGGCAACTTTTGCTTTCCGAATTTCTGACCACCCCGTGGGCCCTGATGCCCGAGCGCCTGCAGGCAATGGCCGGTGTCTTGACCCGCTGGTCTGCGGGCGAGCCGCCAACTGACGAAGCCATGTTTCAGATCCAGTCGGACCGGGTGCTGCGCGATACCCGCAAACAGATGGCTGCTGCAAATGCTGGCTCTGGCATTGCCGTGCTGCCCCTGTATGGCGTGGTCACGCAGCGGGGCAACATGATTGATGACATCTCTGGCCCTGGCAGCACCAGCACCCAGCAATTCACCTCGGCCTTGCGCCAGGTCCTCGCCGACGACACGGTGGGCCAGATCCTGATCGACATCGACAGCCCCGGCGGCAGTGTGTATGGCGTTGCCGAATTCGCCTCGGAGATCGTCAAGGCCCGAGCCCAGAAGCCCGTGGTGGCCGTGGCCAACAGCCTGGCTGCCTCGGCGGCTTACTGGATTGGCTGCTCTGCCAGTGAGTTCTACGTCACCCCTGGAGGTGAGGTGGGCTCCATTGGCGTGTGGCAGGCGCACTTT